TCAGATGCGGCGATCCATGGCCTCGACGGCGCTCTGCATATGGTCCGGTGCATGGTGCCCATAGACCCGCTGGATCGTCTCGGGGCTGGTCGAGAAATACCCGGCCGCGTCCCAGATCGACGCACCGCGTTGAAGCGCCCAGGTGATCGCCGTGTGCTTCAGGACATGCGGCGTGATGTATTTCCGGCCGCCCTTGCCGTCGGGCATGGTGAGATCGATCTCGATCCCCTGCCCGGCCGCCAGTTCCTCGGCCAGCCGAACCGCTCGCGCCCAGCCCTTCCGGATGTCGCCGACCCTGTATCCGTCGCAGTCCTGGACCACGAATCGCCGCCCGTTCGCGGCCTGGCGCCGGAGATGCGCGAGATAGCGCGGCGGCAGCCGGGCGGGACGCTGCCGCTTCTTCGTCTCGGCCTTGCCCATAGGCTTGCGGTAGAGGATGCCGTTCACGGTATCGACATGGCCGCCGGAAACGCTGGGCGCATCGATATGCATGCCAAGAATCGTGTCCTTCCGGCTGCCCGTATAAAGCCCGTGCAGAATGAAGTCGGTGAGGTGCCGACCGTCCCGACGCAGGTTTCTGGCCGCGCGCAGAAGCCAGGCCGCCTCCTGGCGGGTCAGGAACCTCTCGACAGGATCCGGCCGGACGGGAAGAACCACCTTCGGCGCGGTAATGAGATAGCCCTCGCCGTGGCAATAGTTGATGGCGGCCTGCAGGACGTTCAGCTCGCGACGGACCGTGCCCGGGCTTATCGGGCAAGTACTGCCGTCCTTGAAGCGCCTCACCCGGCTTTTGGCATAGCGCCGACACGTTCCGCCGGAGACGGCCGACACTGCCAGATCGCGCCAGAATTCATCCAGTGCTTCAATCGCGTAGCCGATGCGCTCTGGCGCGGAAATATGGGCCGCGTGCTCTTCTGCGTAGATCGCAAGACACATGGACACGCTCAACTCATCTGCGGCAACCGGGCCAGTCGGCCGGTTTTTTCGCTCGATATAGGCCGCGAGCTGCGCTTCAGCATCTGCGCGGCAGCGCGCGCCGGTCGAGATTCGGATGCCGCCCGTGTCTCGGATTTCCCAGACGGATTGACCGTCGCTCCTTTCCCGCCAGTAAAGGCGAGCACCTGCGGATCGACGCGGCATAGTTCTATCAATTCCTCCAGATCGTCGGGGTGCAGTCTGACCGCCCGCCCCATGCGGATGGTCTTTCCATGGGTGTCGGCCGCCCGCCGCAGGCTCTCTTTCGGAACCCCGAGTGCGCGCGCCGCTTCCGGGATCGACAGCAGGCGCTCAACCATCGGTCGCGCCTCCGGCCGTCAGCTTCCCCGTTCCCCCGCAGGCCGTACAGTCGGTCTCCGTGTAGCCGTTGTCCCAATACGGGTGCCAATAGTCGCGAATGAACCCGCTGCCCCGGCAGGTGGGGCAGTTCTGCGGGGCTGCCGGGACGGCGTCGGCGCCTTCCAGTCTGGCAACACGTGTGCGGAGTTCCTCGAGCGCGGCGGTCAGCCCCGCCAGCTCGTCGCAATTGTGCCGGGCAAGGCTCTCGATCTCCTCGATCCGGTCGGGTGCGGTCTCGGCCATCAGGCGGCCTCCTTTCTTGTTTCTTCACCCCATTGGTCCGCCGCAGCAGCGGCGAGGCCTTCGAAGGTGCGGGATCTGATCTTCCATCGGTCGGGTCCGGGCGGGGCCCGGTGGACCGCGCTCCAGCGCTTGTGGGCCTCGGTGCCGGGCGCGGGCGGGGTCAGGCGGTTGGTGGCGTTCAGCGGCGCGAGGCCGCGCAGGTAGAGCCCCGTGGCCTTGAAAACCGGCTCGCCAAACCACCAGGGCTGCACGATCTGCGGCTTCGGCAGATCGGCCGGCAGCCGCGCGCGCCCGTGCCGGTGCATCACCGGGTTCTCGACCGCGACGCGCGGGATCGGGGCGCGCCAGCAGGCCGAGAACAGCGCGGCACCTTCGTCGAGCAGCCGCCACATGATGGCGCGGCGGGTGTCCTCGGGCAGATCCGGCCAGGCGGTGCGTTCGTCCGGGCGTGCCTCGGCCGGGGCGTTGGTCGGCGGCACATGCAGCCAGCGCACGCCCGAATTGCAGAGCCGGGTGCAGGGCGGATGCATGACGGCGAGCAGATCCCAGCCCAGATCCAGCACCTCGCGGATATCGCAGATCATGTGCCGGTTGGTGGCATCCTCGGCCGGAAGCAGGTCGCAGGACCAGACATCATGCCCGCGCGCGGCGAAGGCCCGGCGCATCACGCCCGAGGTCTCGCAGCCGATCAGGATCCGGAGGGGGTGCATCAGTCGAAGGGACAGAGGCGGATGGCCGCCTCCATCCAGTTTTGGGCGGCCTCGGCCTCGTCGCGGCCGGTGGCGACCAGTCCGAAGAGCTGGATCTCGTAGAACGCCACCCGGCCCGGCAGCGCCGGGATTTCGACCCCATGGCGGCGGAGCGCGCCACGGATTGCCGCGAGGCGCACATCGGGGGCGGCGCCGCGCCATTCGGCGACGAAGGCGGCCAGCGCGTCGGGCGGCGGGGCGATGGCGTCCATGATGCTCATGCGGCACCCCCTGCCCGGGCCTGCGCGGCCAGGGCTCCGAGGGTGACGGCTCGGCCCTGCAGCCGCTCGGCCCGAGCGAAGGCGGCGCGGGCGAGCAGTGGCTTGCCGTCCCGCGCGCTCGATTTGGCGGCAACGCGGGCAGTCTGGGCCTCGATGCGGGCGGCGGCGGCCTCGGCTGCGAGCCGGTCGGCGATCTGCGGGGCGATGGTGAGGATCGCGGCCATCAGAGGCTGGCCTCCGCGCTCCGGGCAAGCACGAGCCCGCCCCAGGCCGAGCCGATGAAGGCAAGGCCGATGAACAGGCCGAGCAGCGCATCGCGCCAGGTGCCGAAGCCATAAGTTGCAGGAAGGTCTGGGATTTTGGGGATGCGGGGCATGGTGTCCTCCGGGTCTGGGCATGGGATGCCCGCCCGCGCGGGGCGGGGCGGGGCACCGATGCTCAGGCGGTGATGTGGCGGCAAGCGCGCATCACGGCGTCCTCGGCGTGGGTATTGGCGAGCGAGAGGTCGCGAGAGCCGAAACGGTCGCCCTCCGGATCGGTCCCGCCGATCTCGTGCAACTTGGCGATGAACACCGCGCCCATATCCTTGATGTCCTGCATCTGGGATTTCTCGGCGTCGGTCAGAGCACGGTACTTGTGACGCACAGCATTGTTCGTCGTGCGGCCGTCGCTGGTGCTGTCGATCTGCTCGGGCATCATGTCCTCCTTTTCTGAGCATGGGATGCCCGCCCACGCGGGGCGGGGCACCGATGCTCAGGGATCGGAGCTTTCGCCGCCCTCGCCTTCGCCAGAGCCTTCGCCAGAGCCTTCGCCCTCGTCGGACGCGGCGGGGTCGCGGTCATTGCCGGTGGGGGCCGTGTAATAGACGCAGCCCGGCGCGCGACTGCGCTGGAGGGCATTGGTGCCCTGGATCGGCGCGAAGCAATCCGGGGCGGAGGAAGGCGACACGGCAGTCGCCTGGTCTGCCGTGGTGCCGGTCGCGGCAAGCACGGGCGCGGCCAGCAGGGCCAGTGCGCTGGCGGTTAGGATGGTCTTCATTGAGTTTTCCCTTTTGCGGTTGCATCGGGGGAAAGCTATGTGCCATTTGGCACGCAGTCAAGCGCCAAGTGTGCCAATAGGCACTATACAGGGCAGATCGACCCGCCGCGCGAGGGAGGCCTAAAACCAGCCGCTCGTACAAGCCGCCGAGGAGCAAGTCGTATGAGTGATGATTTCGAGCTGGAGAGCGCTATCGCGCGCCTAGGCAAAGATCAGATTGAACTGGTGGCGCGCAGCGCCGCCGCCCTCATTTGCCTGGCCGAGCGTTCAGCAGACCGCGGATCTGTGCTTCCACGAGTGGCCGAACTTCTGGCGAAATCAGTTCAACGAGGTTCTTCAGGCGCCCGACCTGATCAACGTCCTCGCAAAGAATAAACTGATTTACTGACTTTCCGTAGAATGCCGCGATCAGCATCGCATTCTCGACCGATGTAGAGGCGCCCGCCCGCAATCGCACCTTGTTGATAACATCACGGGAAACGCCAGTCTCACGGGAGAGCTCCGCCACCGTCGTTCCATTGCGGGTCATGTGCCACAGCAGGGCATCTCTGAAGTCCTGCGCCATAATGGCGCTTAAAGAGCCAAAAGGCATATCCAGCAACGTGTCATTTGGCACTTGCCATGTAGTGTGCCTTTTGGCACATTCCGCGCATGAGTTGTCATCACGATATCATTCGGGAAGTCGCAGAGTATTGCGAGGCAGCAAACGTGGCAGCGTCCACAGTGTGCCGAAATGCAACTGGCAACCCCCGTCTCCTTGATCGCTTGCGGCGGCGCTTGATGCGCTCCGACGCGGATATTCGGGCCCTGCGCGAATACATGAAACTAAATCCGGTAGCGCCTGCAGGCCCTGCCCAGCAGGAGGACACCGCATGCTGAGCGCGTCCGGCCCCTCGATTTCTTCCCCGAGTCATTTTGCACGAAGCCACCATAGGGATGTCGCTATGCAAAAGTCCTTCCAGAAGTTCCGCGACCCGCAGGAGCGGGAGCGGAAATGGTTCGCCTCGCTGCTTTGGCGGTCATTCCCCGAAGCGACGAGCGAGGCCCAACTGGCCGATCTTGTGGCCGAGGCGCTGAACACGGCGCATCGGCCTGTGAACCCGCGCACGGTGCGGAACTGGCTGCGCTCCGAAAACGCGCCGGTGCTGCATTACGTCGTCGCGGTGCTGGCGCTCGCGGGCGCCGAGACAGTCTTCGAACTCTTCGACCCGGAGCAAACGGCATGACACTGGCAACTCGGATCTACTGGCGTATCGCCGGACGCTTCAACCAGGTGCGCGCGGGCAGAGCCCGCGCCGCCGCCCGCGTCTTCGAAGCGCGGGCCGAAAAGTTTTTGGCACGTTTCAAGGGGGGCCGGGCATGACTGTCCGGGCCGAGGTCGCGGCCGAGTTCCAGGCGACAGCGCTTGCCATGCAGTCCCGGCAGCGCCCGGTGTCGATCCGGGACCGCCTGCGCCTCGCGATGGCAGGGCTCGGCTCGGGCGACGAGGAATTGCGCGCGGCCATCGCACGCTTTCTGGCCGATCACGATACGGCCCCCGCCGCCGCCGGAGCCGCCCTGCAGGAGACGATCCTGCGGCGCTGCGCGACCGCGCCCGCACGCCACGCCTGGCAGGACAGGGCCGATCTCGATGGCTGAGGCCCCGCTCACCCGCGCCGATCAGGTGCTGATCGCGGCCGCCGCCGCGCTGGCGGTGCCGCCGGTGATGGACCGCGACCTGACCGCGCGGCGGATGGCGATGGCGCTCGACGTCATCCCCCATGTCGCTCCGGACGGCCCGACTTGCGGGCTCGCCTTCGAGATCGAGGCGATGGATCGCGCGCGGCGGGCCGGAGATGGCCCGACCTTTTCCGACTGCCACTGGCGGCTGCGCAGCGCCGTCGCCCGGTTCTTCGAGACCCGCGCGGCCCATGCCCATGAGCGCTGGCGCCGGGAAACCGGCAAGGCGTGAGCGCCATGCCCCCGCGCGAGGATCCCCGACTGGCCGAGGCCCGCGCGCTGCCCATCGGCGAAGTGGCCGAGCGGCTCGGCATCGCCGGGCTGAAGCCACCGCAGGCCATCGAGCGCGTCGGCCCCTGCCCGGTCTGCGGCGGCCGCGACCGCTTCGGCATCAACACCGCCCGCAACGTCTATAACTGCCGCCATTGCGGCGGCGGCGATGCCATCGCGCTGGTCGGGCTGGTCAAGGGCTGCGATTTCCGCGCCGCGCTCGACTGGCTGATGGGCACGCGCGAGCTGGAAACCGACCCCGCCGAGCTGGCCCGGCGCAAAGCCGCCCGCGAGAAAGAGGCGCGCCAGCGCATCCGGCAGGCCGAGGCCGCCCGGCGCAACGCCATCGCACAGGCCCGCGCCATCTGGCACGACTCCCGCCCCGCCGAGGACAGCCCGGTGCGCGACTATCTCGCCCGGCGCGGCCTCACCCGCGCGCGGCTGCCCGAGCTGCCCGCCTGCCTCCGCTTCCATCCCGACCTGCCCTACATGGTGCCCGCCGGGGGCAACCGGGGCCGCTGGCGCGAGATCCATCGCGGCCCGGCCATGGTCGCCCTGGTGCAGGCGCCGGGCGGCCGGGGCAGCGGCATCCACCGCACCTGGCTCGACCTCGACCAGCCCAAGGGCAAGGCGGTGATCGCCCATGAGGGCGAGAGCCTCGCCGCCAAGAAGACACTGGGCTCGGTCAAGGGCGGCGCGATCCGGCTGGCCCGATCCAGCGGCACCCGCGCCATGGTGATGGGCGAAGGCATCGAGACGACCTTCTCGGCGCTGGCCGCCCGCGCCCTGCCCGGCGCCGCCTTCTGGGCCGGGATCTCGCTTGGCAACATGGCGGGCCGCCGGATCACCCGCGGCAAGGGCATGCGCTTCGCGGGCGTGCCCGATCTCGACGATCTCCAGGCCTGGCTGCCGCCTGCGGGCGTCGAGCACCTGGTCTTTATCCAGGACGGCGATTCCGAGCCGCGCAGCACCCGCGCCCAGCTCCTCTCGGGGCTGCGCCGGGCGCGCGCCCGGGTGCCGTCCGTCACGCGGATCTCCATCGTCCATGCAGGCGAGGGCCGCGATCTCAACGATGTGCTTATGGGGGAAGGCGAAGAATGACTGACGACCCGCTGGACCGCGTCCGCGCCACATTCGCGGCGGCCGAGGACGTGGATATGGGGGACATCCCGGCCCCCGACACCGCCATCCCAAGCGCCCCGGGCGACGGCGCGGAGCCCCCGCACCCCCCTGACGGAACCGCGCCCGAAGATCCGCTCGGGCCGATCCGGGCGGCCGCCGGACAGCCGCTGAACGACTATGGCAACGGCCAGCGCTTCTGCATCCATTTCGGGCAGGATCTGACCTTCGTGCCCCGGGTCGGCTGGTTCGTCTGGACCGGCACCCATTGGGAAAAGGACCCCGACGAGCTGGCCGTCCGGCGCAAGGCGCAGCGGATCTGGGCGCTGATCGAGCAGGAGGTCGAGGTCCTGGAGCCCACCAAATCCGAGAAGAAGGTGATCGCCGAGGAACGCCGCCTGCGCGAACGCTTCGACAGGCTCGACGCCCTGCCCGAGGCCGAGCGCGCCGAGGATCACGACGACGAGCTCGGCACCATCCGCGCCCGGCTGAGATCGATCGAGACCATCCTGAAGGACCGCAAGTCGCTGATCGGCCGGCGCCTGACGCATGCCAAGAATGCGGGCAACAGCGGCCCCATCGGCAACATGATCGAGCAGGCGCAACCGGGGCTTGCCCGGGCCTATGAGGATCTCGATGCCGATCCGCTGACCGTCAACACGCTGTCGGGCACGCTGCGCTTTTCGACGGTTGCGGCCGAGGGCATGTCGCCGGTGGCCGAGCTGCGCGTCCAGCCCGAGCATCTGCGCGGCGATCTGCTGTCGAAGATCATGCCGGTCGCCTATGACCGCACCGCGACAGCCCCGCGCTGGGACGCCTTCCTCGAGGAGATCCTGCCCGACGCCACCGTGCGCGACTTCGTCCAGCGCTGGATGGGGCTCTCGATGACCGGCATCAAGATGCAGCGCCTGGCCTTCTTCTATGGCGGCGGCGCCAACGGCAAATCGGTGCTGGTCGACACCATCGCCCGGGTGCTGGGCCCCTATGCGGCGACGGCCCGGATCGAGTCGCTGACCGGCACCAACCGGCGCGGCGGCGGCGATGCCACGCCCGACCTGATCCCGCTGATGGGCGCCCGCTTCGTGCGCACCTCCGAGCCCGACGAGGGCCAGCGCCTGCAGGAGGGGCTGATCAAGGAACTGACCGGCGGCGAGCCCCTGATGATCCGGGCGCTGCACAGCGATTTCCTGGAGTTCTCGCCCTATTTCAAGCTGACGATGAGCGGCAACCACAAGCCCGAGATCCGCGGCACCGATGACGGGATCTGGCGCCGGGTGCTGCTGGTACCCTTCGATGTGCAGATCCCCGAAGAGCGCCGCGATCCGGAGCTGGCCAACAAGCTCTGGGAGGAGGCGCCCGGCATCCTGAACTGGCTGATCGCGGGGCTGACCGACTTCCTCGAGGGCGGCCTGCGCCCGCCCGACCGGGTGCTCGAGGCGACGGCCGAGTATCGCGAGGAAAGCGATCCGGTCGGCGCCTTCCTGACCGAAAGCGCCATCGTCACCGGCGCCGAGGCCGATTTCATCTATTCGCGCGAGCTGATCGAGGCCTTCAACTTCTGGCTGGAGGATCGCGGCGAGACCCGATGGGGCGGGCGCACCGTGTCGAACCGGCTCAAGCAGAAGGCCAGCCGCTGGCGCCATCCCCATACCGGCAAGAGCTTCATCCCGGCCAAGCGCGGGGCAACGGGCTATCGCGGCATTCGCCTCACTGACGAGTTCAGGGCGCGGATGGCCGAACGCCTCTCGAATGGCGCAGGCGCCCCCGTCGATGAGCCGTTCTGATGCCCCGCACCCCTTGCTTCGGCTTCCGGGACGACAGGCCCGTTGCGCCCTGCGGAAATCAGGGTCCGAAGGGCCGGAAACCGCCATGGAGGGCCTGAATTTGCGTCGGATCAGGGGTGCGGGGGAATGCGCTTTATCAATGGGTTACGGGGCAAATCGGGGCCTGAGGGGCTTGAAGGGCCTGAAAATGCAGGGTTCGCGCGTGCGCGCGAGATAAGAGGCAGAGACATGGGAAGACCCGTTTTTACGCGTAGCTCTGATTTTCAGGCCCCTCGGACCCTTCAAGCCCTGACGGGAAAGAAAAAACAATACGAAACAGATGGTTATGGGATCGGAACCAAGGCAGGGCGCCGCAGTGTTTCAGGCCCCGCAACGGATCGTTCAAGCCCTTCGCGCCCTCCCCTCGAAACCGAAGAAACAGGATATTGTGCCAGACCCGGCGCAGAACACAAAATGCAGGAAGCGACAGAGATGACGCACTATCGGATCGGGCAGACTTTCAAGCACAATGGCGGGCAGATCGTGGCGGCCCCACTCGGCACGGTGGCGTGGTATATCCTCTTGACCGCGCCCCAGCAGGAATTCGCCGTGTCGGCCTGGCTAACCCGGTCCGGCGCCGTCGAATGCTGGTTGCCGACCGAGGAGGCCTGGCGCCGGGTGCGCGGCCCGCGGCGCAAGGTGTCCTATCTTCGTCGCCTCGCTCCGGGCTATGTGTTCCTCGCCGTCGACCGCGCACCGCTCTGGCACGTCATTCGCGACGCATCGCTGGGCCGCATTCGCGGCGTGGTCTGCCAGGACGGCGAGCCGCTGGAGGTTCCCGAGGCCGCGTTGGCCCGCATGCGGCGCGTCCCGGCCCGCATCGCCCAAATTCGCGAGCGCGCCCGCCAGGAGAGGATCATCCGTCCCGGCGACCGTGCGGTGATCGCGACCGGTCCGCTCGCCGGTTGGGCGGTGGACGTGGCGAGGCTGGATCGCGGGATCGCGCATTTCGTGCTGCCGCTGCTGGGCGGGCGCGAGGCCAGCGCCCCGGTCGAGGGGCTGGTCAAGCAGGCGGTTGCGTGAGGCCGAGCCATGTGTTACCTGCGTTGGTCAATCCTCGTGAGTAGCCCGCAGGGGTCGATAAGCGTAGGAGACGGCCTCGTCGCCAGCCAATAGGCCCCCGGCGAGCGCGACGGCGAAGCTATGGCGCCCAGGCACGATGCCCGGGCGCTTTCCATTTGCTGAAACCCCCTTCCATCGATCCGCCCGCGAAGATTGCCTGCCGCTCTTCGGCGGCGCGCCGTGCCCTGCCCGCGCTTGACACATCGAAAATGGAACCGACCGATGATTGCTGCAGCCATCTTCTCGACCATCTGTGGGATATCTTTGCTGATCGTCTGTTCTTGGCTGGCCATGTCGCGCGCCCATCGCAAGCGCGTCGCCGAAATGGACCGTGAATGGGCCAATGGTGGCTGCGGCGGTTTCGCGGGCGACCCGCGCGCGACCATAGTCGTCACGCCGCCCTTGAGTGTCGCGCAACAGCGCGATCTTTTGGCCGCCCTCGCGGACTGGCACCATAGAAACAAGTGACAGGACTCACGCATGACTTCCAGCACATGCGAATGCGGCGGCCCGATGGTTCTGGTGAGGCGCCATATTTTCAGCCGCCAATGGCGCGAGGAATGCGCCTGTGGCCGCTGCGGCCCATGGCGGATCATCGTAAAGCCGTATGTGCCTGGCGGCAGACGGCAGCCCGAGCGGCGCAGGCAGGGAGGGACGGCATGAAGCTGACGGCAGGTGTCTCGCCCTCGGATCTGCGCAAGCTGGTGTCCCGGCTTCGGGATGTGGAGCGCAAGCAGATGCCCTACGCGACGATGCTGGCGCTGAACGCCACCGGCGAGGCGGTGCTGGAAGAGAACAGGACGCTGATGCGCAAGGTGTTCGACCGGCCGACGCGCTGGACGCTGAATGCGTTCTTCCTGCGGCGGGCGACCAAGCGGAAGCCGGAGGCGACGGTCGAGCGCAAGGATGCCCCGCGCGGACGGCATTACCTCGAAGTCGAGGAGCGCGGCGGCACCCGCCCGAAGACCGGGATCGAGCGGCTGATCATCGGCAATGTCGCCTATGAAGACCATATCGAGGCGGTGGTTCCGGCCCGGGGCGCCCGGCTCAACGCCCATGGCAACCTGCCCGCCGGTCAGATCCAGCGGGCGCTTTCCAATATCGGGGCGCAGCAGGACCGCGCCCAGAACAGCACCGACGGCTCGCGCAAGCGCAGCGCACGGGCGGCGCGATATTTCGTGCCGAAGCCCGGGCAGCTGTCGCCCGGGGTCTGGAAGCGGCAGGGCAAGCGGCTGACCAAGTTCCTGTCCTTCACCGACCGGCTGCCCCGCTACAGCGCGCGGTTCGACATGGAAGGCCATGGCCGGATCGTCGCCGCGCGCGAGATGCCGGACCGGATGCGGGCGGCGATCAGGAAGGCCTTTTCCACCGCCAGATGAGCGCGGGTCCTTCCCGGAGGGGGATCGCACGGGGGTAATTCGCACCCCGGTGCCTGCATGTGTGTCTCGATTTTCGAAGCTGCGAGTGAGGGTTGTTGTTGTCATGACCGATCTGGCCGATCTCCGCCGCCTCTATCCGCTGCCCGAGGGGGTGGAGGACACCGCGATGAACCGCGCCCAGATCGCCCGCGCCCTCGATGTCAGCGACAACACGATCAGCAAATGGATCGCGCAGGGCATGCCGGTGCTGGAGGAAGGCGGGAACGGCCGGGAATATGCCTTTTCGCCGGCCGATTGCTACGCTTGGAGGAGGCATCGCGATGCCGAGACGCGGGCGGCGAAGGCGGCGGCCGACCGCTCGGCCTCGCAGCTGGCGATGGCGTTCCGCAATCTCGACGAGGAGGATGCCAATGCCTCGGCCGGGCTGACCGCCAAGCAGATCGCCGAGGAGGCCGATGCCGATTACCGCTACCAGCGCGCGGCCGAGCAGCGCGGCGAGCTGACCCGGACGGCGCGGGTGCGCGATCTCTTCGAGGACATGCTGGTCGAGTTCCGCCGCACCATCACCACGCTGGTCGATTATTGCGAGATGGAGTTCTCGCTCGATCCCGAGGAGACCGCCAAGCTCGAGGCCCGCTGCGACGGGGCGCTGGTGCGGGCGCGCGGCAACCTGGAACAGGCCATCGGCCGGGGCGCGGCCGAACCGGTCGCGCTGCGGCGGGGCGACCAGGGCGAGATGGGGCTCTGAGATGGTGGTGATCCGCGATGCCCGGATCGGCGCGCTGCGCAGCTTCGCGCCGCTGCCGGGCCTGACCACGCCCGAGGAGATCCTGGCCGACGCGCTGCCGATGCTGGATCCGCCGAGCCGCCTGTCGGTGACCGAGGCCGCCGAGCGCTACATCAACGTGCAGGTCCAGGGCGCCTGGCAGGGCTTCGACCGCAGCGTGACCCCCTACATGGTCGAGCCCTCGGACGTGACCCAGTCGCGCCTCTTCAAGGTGGTGGCCTTCATGGGGCCGTCGCAAAGCGGCAAGACGATGATGCTGCAGACGGTGTCGCTGCATGCGGTGACCTGCGACCAGAACCCCACGCTGATCGTGCACATGTCGCGGCCCGAGCGGGACAAATGGGTCGAGGAGAAGCTCAACCAGCTGATCTGCAACAGCCCCGAGGTCTACAGCCGCCTCGGTCGCGGCCGCGACGACGACACCTTCAGCCGCAAGCGCTTTCGCGGCATGCGGCTGCTGATCGGCTATCCGACGCCGCAGGTGCTGTCGGGCGGCACCTACAAGACCGTGCTGCTGACCGATCTCGACCACATGCCGCTGGTGCTGGGCGGCAAGGACAATCCCGAGGGCGCGCCGGTCCGGATGGCGGTGCAGCGGATCAAGAGCTACCTCTCGCGCGGTTGCGTGCTGGCGGAATCCTCGCCCGCCTATCCGGTCACCGATCCGGGCTGGCAGCCCGATCCGGCCGCCCCCCACGCGCTGCCCCCGGTGAAGGGCGGGATCGCGCGGCTCTACAATGACGGGACGCGGGCGCGGCTTTACTGGGAATGCCCCGATTGCAGCGGCGAGTTCGAGCCCCGCTTCGACCGGCTGCGCTATGATGACAGCCTCGATCCCGGCACGGCCGGAGCCGGGGCCGAGATGGAATGCCCCCATTGCGGCACGCTGATCGCGCATCGCCACAAGATGGAGCTGAACCGGGCCATCCTGAAGGGGCGCGGCGGCTGGCGCCATGAGGGCCCCGAGGGCCAGCTGCTGGCGCTTGGCGATGCCGGGATGAAGAGGACCGACATCGCGAGCTATGCGCTGAACGGGGCGGCCGCGACCTTCGCCAGCTGGCGCAACCTCGTCGCCCAATACGAGACCGCGCGGCGCCAGGCGGATCTCTTGGGCGACGAGACCGATCTGGCCACGACCTTCTATACCGAGATCGGGCTGCCCTATTGCCCGCGCAAGGCCGGGGCCGAAGACGAGATCGGCACCGATTTCCTGCGCGCCCATGCCCGGGACACGCCGCGCGGCGTGGCCCCCGCCTGGACCCGCTTCGTGACCGTGTCGGTCGATGTGCAGGGCACGTATTTCGCGGTGCAGGTCACCGCCTGGAGCGAGACCGGCACCGCCCAGATCATCGATCGCTTCGAGCTGTCCGCGCCGCCCGACGGGGCCGAACGGGTGCTCGATCCGGCGACGCTGATCGGCGACTGGTCGGTGCTGCTGCCGCTGGGGCGCCGGGTCTGGCCGGTCGAGGGCACCGATTACGGGCTGCGCGCGCTGGCGCTGGCCATCGACTACCAGGGCCGCCCGGGCGTGTCGGACAATGCCGAGGCGTTCTGGCGGGCGCGGCGCAAGGGCGCGGGCCCGGGGCGCTGGTTCATCACCCGGGGCCATGGCGGTTTCCACCATGGCAGCCGGATCTGGTACGCCAGCCCCGAGCGCAAGTCGGGCGGCGGCAAGGGCCGCAATATCAAGCTGCTGAACATGGCCACCGACCGGCTGAAGGACACGGTCTTCGCCATGCTGGGCCGGGTCGGAACCGGCGAGGGCGCGCTCTTCGCGGGCCGCTGGATGACCGAGGCGCAGATCGCCGAGCTGGTGGCCGAGGAACGGTTGTCAAAGGGCTGGGACAAGAAGCCCGGACAGGTCCGCAACGAGACGCTGGACCTGTCGGTGCAGGCCCGGGCGCTGGCCGAACAGAAGGGGCTGCTGCGGCTCGATCCCGCCGCCCTGCCCGACTGGGCCCTGGGCGGGCGCGAGAACCCCAATGCGGTGGCCCTGGCGACGGCGAACAGGACGGCCCCGGCCGCGGGCAGCGCCCCGGACGACGCCACAGACAACACCCAGGACGGCACATCGGCGCCCGAGGCGCCCGCGCCGCGGCCCGGACAACCGGCCCCGCGCCGGATCAACTTCCTCAAGAGGTAAGCATGGCCCACACGCAAGACGAGCTCGACGCGCTGAAGGCGGCCTTCGCGCGGGGGGTGACCCGTGTCCGTTTCAATGGCGAGGAGGTGCAATATGACAGCGCCACCGCGCTTCTGAAGCGGATCCGGATCATCGAGGCGGAGCTGGCCGGGCATGGCGCGCGCGGCCTCAGCGTCAGCTATCCGCGCACGCCGAGGGGGCTGTGATGGGCTGGCTCGACCGGGCGATCCTGTCGCTGGCGCCGCAGGCGGGGCTGGCCCGGATCCAGGCCAGGGCCCGGGCGCAGGTCGTGATGAACTATGACGCGGCCTCGAAGGGGCGGCGCACCTATGGCTGGAAGGCCCCGGCAACGGCGGCCGACGCGGCGGGCGCCAGCCGGGCGCAGTTGCGCCAGCTCAGCCGCGACATGATCCGCAACCGCTCGCTGGCGGCGCGCGGCCAGGCCGTGGTCACCGGCAATGTGGTGGGCACCGGGATCATGCCCTCGGTCCGGATGGCGGGCGACGCGGACGGCACCGCGGCGATGGAGCTGATCCGGGCCCATCTGCTGAGCCCGGCCATCGATGTCTACGGGGTCCACGCGCTGCCGGGGCTGCAATGGCAGGTGATGAACGCGGTCTTCTCGGATGGCGAGGTGCTGGTGCGCCGCCGGGCGCGGAACCTGGCTTTTGAGCCCGGCCTCGTGCTGCCCTTCCAGATCCAGGTGATGGAGGCCGACCATCTCGACACCACGATCACCAGCCACGGCCGGAACGAGGTGATCGAGGGCATCGAATACGGGCCGACCGGCCGGGCCGAGGCCTATCACCTGTTCGAGCAGCATCCCGGGGCGACCCACAGGATCACCGCGGGGCGCTTCAGGAGCACCCGCGTGCCCGCCCGGCAGATCCTGCATGTCCGCCGCACCGAACGGCCCGGGCAGATGCGCGGGATCCCCTGGCTCGCGCCGGTGATGATGACGGTGGGCGAGCTGTCGGATTACCAGGAGGCGCAGATCCTCAAGCAGCGGATCGCCTCGCTGCTGGCCTTCTTCGTCGAGGCCTCGGCCGATGGCGAAGTCTATGCCGGCGCCGAGATCGAGCGGCTGGAACCCGGCGCGGTGATCGGCCTGAAGGAGGGCCAGAAGGTCACGCCCTCCGAACCGCCGCCGCTCGACGGCTATGCAGAGTTCATGCGCGAGGGCGTGCGCGCCATCGCGACCGGGCTGGGGCTGACCTATGAATCCTTCGGCGATCTGACCGGGGTGAACTTCAGCTCGGGGCGGATGGGCCGGATCGAGATGGATCGCTTCATCCAGGTCTGGCAGCAGCAGATCATGATCGGCCAGTTCTGCCGGGGCGTCGGGCGCTGGACGCTGGAGGCCTGGCAGGTGGCCGGGGCCTCGGCCGGGCTGCCGCCTGCGCCGCGCGCGCTGGAATGGACCGCGCCGCGGCGCCCGATGATCGACCCCGGCAAGGAAATCGACGCGGCGGTGAAGGAGATCGGGGCCGGTCTCAACAGCCGCCAGCGCAAGCAGCGCGAGATGGGGCTCGACCCCGACGTGATCGCCCGCGAGCGCGCCGAGGACGCCGCGCGCGCCCCGGCACCCTCCCCTGCAAACGTACCGAACGGCCCCGCCATCCCCGACGCACCCGACACCACCAAAGAAGAGGACATTGCCCATGGAGGGGTCTGACCTGATCCTGAATGGCGAGATCATCCTGGAAGGGGATGTTCTGCCGCACGAGTATTGCAGCTTTGCCGAGACCGGGTGCTTTTCCGCCCGGATGGTCCGCGAGGCCCTGGCCCGCTTCGACGCGGACGTGACGCTGCGCGTCAATTCCCCGGGCGGCAGCCCCTATGAGGGCGAGGCGATCCGCGCCGCCCTCGAGGCCCATCCCGGCCGGGTGACGGTGATCGTCTCGGGTCTCGCCGCCTCGGCCGCCTCGCTGATGATCATGTCGGCCGACCGGATCGAGATGACGGCCGGATCCTTCCTGATGATCCACAATCCCAGCCGGGGTCTCTATGGCACCGCCGCCGAGCTGCGCAAGGAAGCCGACGAGCTGGACAAGCTCGCCCGGGTCTATGCCTCGGTCTACGCCTCCCGCTCGGGCCGCGCCGTGGAGGACGTCATGGCGCTGATGAATGCCGAGACCTTCTTCGGGCCCGAGGACGCCGTCGCGGCGGGCTTCGCAGATGCCGTCAGCGGCACCGCGCCCGAGATCGCCCCCGAACTGGCCGCCGCCATGTCCGCCCATCGCGGGGCCCTGTCCCGCCTGCGGATGTGCGCCCGCAGCTTCGCAGCCGAGGGCAATCCCGCCCCGGCCGCCGCTCTTTCAATGGCCGATCCGGCCGCCGCTCTTTCAATGGCCGATCCGGCCGCAACCGAGGAAAGCAACATGCCCGAGACCCCCGAAGACACGACCATCCAGCCCCCTGTCGCACCGTCCCCCGCGCCGACCACCACCATGCAGGCCCCCGATGCCGAGGCCATGGTCGCCCGCGCGGTCCAAGCCGAGCGCGAACGCGCCCGCAGCATCCGCAGCATGGCCGAGCCCTTCATGCGCGCGGGCCAGCTGAGCCAGGCCCAGATCGAGGCGGTGATCGACGAGGGCGTGTCGCAGGCCGCGGCGGGCAATCGCCTGATGGCGGTGATGGCGGCCGCCGAGCCCCCGATCCCGGCCGGGGGCGCCGGGGCCGCGCGGATCACCCGCGACGAGACCGACACCCATGTCGAGGGGCTCATCGCGGCGATGATGCGCGATTATTCGGGCCCCGGAGAGCAGTTCCGGGGCATGCGCCTCAGCGGCCTCGCGATGCACCTGGCGGGCCCCGGCAATCACTTCGACCGCACCCGCGCCGTCGCCCAGGGCTTCCGCTCGACCCGCATGATGGGCGGGACCCATGGCGTCAGCGACTTTGCCTATATCACCACCGAGGTGATGAACCGCTCGCTGATCGCGGAATATGACCGGCGCGGCGCGGGCTGGGACATCGTCACCGGCCCCCCGCTGACCGCCTCGGACTTCCGCGAGATCCATGCCGTGCGCTTCGGCGGCGATTTCCAGCTGAAGACCGTCCAGGAGAATGGCGAGTACCAGGAGGCGCGGCTCGAGGACCTGGCCGAGGGGCTCAAGGTCGAGCGCCGCGGCCGCACCATCACCCTGTCCTTCGAGGCGGTGATCAATGACGACATGGGCGCCTTCCTGCGGATCCCGCGCGAATTCGCCATGGCCGCGCGGGTCATGGAAAGCTCGATGGTCTGGGGGCTGATCCGCACCAATGCGAAGACCAAGTCGGACGGCAAGGCGCTCTTCCATGCCGACCACAGGAACCTCGCCGCGGCGGCGGGGCCGATCTCGGTCGAGACCATCGGCGCGGCGCGCAAGGCGATGTGGGAACAGACCGCCTTCGGCTCGAAGGATGCCGAGGACTTCCTGCAGGTGGTGGCCGACCGGCTGATCGTGCCGCCCGCGCTGGAAACCGTCGCGCTGCAGTTCACGACCGCCACGACGCCCGTCAAGGATGCCGAGACCAACCCCTACAAGGGCACGCTGACGCCTTCCGTGGTGCCGAACCTCGGGGCGGCGGCCGGGGGCTCGGACGCCGCCTGGTATCTGATCAGCTCGGACCTGCCGCCCGTGAGCGTGGCCTGGCTCGATGGCTACGAGTCCCCGACCGTGCAGACCATCGAGGGCATGAACCCCGACAAGGTCACCATGAACGCCCGCCACATCTTCGGCGTGGCGGCGACCGAGCATCGCGGCGCCTACCGGAACCCCGGCAAGTAAGCCCCTCTCTCCGGCCCCTGCCATTCCCGGCGGGCGGTGACCGCCGCCCGCCCGACATCCCCGCCGCTGCGCGGCAGATCCAGAGGCTATCCCCATGCAAAACTACCTTTCCCCCGGCGAGACCGTCACCCTGACCGCCCCCGCCGAGACCGCCAGCGGCGACGGCGTCCTGGTCGGGTCGATCTTCGGCGTGGCCCAGGCCGATGCGGCCGCGGGCGCGCCGGTCGTGCTGGTCCGGCGCGGGCGCTTCACCCTGCCCAAGAGCGGCGCCGAGGCCTGGGCCGAGGGCGATCCCGTCTACTGGGACGGGGCCGTCTGCACCGCCGAGGCCAGCGGCAATGTGCTGATCGGCGCCGCCACCGCCCCGGCGGCCAACCCCTCGGCCACGGGCACGGTCCTGCTCGACGGCACGATCCGCTGACACCATGGCCAGCGTCTTCGACGGCATGGGCGCGCTGCTGACCGGCGCGCTCGGCGCCCCCGTCACAATCGCCCCGTCCGGAGAGGCGCCCCGCCGGATCCGGGCGCTCTTCCGCGATGCCGATACCGCGATCCTGACCGAGGGCGGCGCGGAGGTCCTGAACGCGGTGCCGACCCTGCAGGCCCGCCGCGACCAGCTCGCGGGTCTCTGTCCCGGCGGGCTGGTCGACCTGGCCGATGGCCGCCGCTTCCGCGCCCTGGCGCCCATGGACGGCGGCAATCCCGATCCGGGCGGCATGGTCACCATCCAGCTGGAGGAAGCCTGATGTTTGCCAGCAAGGCCATTCGCCACGCCATTGCCGACCTGCTGGAGGCCGCGGAGATCTCCGTCGACACGCCCGCGGGACGCCTGCCGGTCACGATCCTGCGCTCGCCCCCCTCCGGCGGATGGGTGAAGGACGACGCCCTGCCCGGCATCTACATGTATCTCCGGCGCGAAGAGATCCGCCCGGCGAGCATGACCCGCTCGGCCCGGACCATCACCATGGATCTGATCCTCGAGGCCCGGGGCGCCGATGCCGAGGATCAGCTCGACGACATGCAACGCGCCGTCGAGCGCAGCATCGCGGCCAGTGCCAATCTCGGCGGGCTGGTGATGGAGATCCGGCCCGTTGACGCCGAGATCCACCTCGAACGCGGCAGCGTGATCTTCGGCGCCCGCCGCCTGTCCTGGTCGGTGCGCGTCGAGGTGCCGCGCGCCGATCCCTCCCTCTGATCCCATTCCATCCAGTCCAAGGAGACAGACCATGCCCGAGAGCCAGGCCTTGATGGCCTATGATATCGGCTTCGCCATCCATGACGGCGAAGATCCCGGCACGTTCGAAGACCTGGCCGAGGTCAACGAGATCACGCCGCCCAACCAGCAGGCCGACGATATCGACGTCACCCACCAGAAAAGCCCGAACAAGACCCGCGAATACATCGCGGGCATGATCGAGCCCGGCGACATGACCGTCTCGCTCAACTGGATCCCCGGAAGCGCGACCGACATGACCATCCAGACCCTGAAAGCCTCGGGCGCGCGGCGCCAGATGCGGATCGCCTGGAACAACGGGGTCAGCTGGACCTTCACCGGCTACATCAAGGGCTTCGAGCCCTCGACCGCGCTCGGCGACAAGATGACCGGCACGGTGACGATCAAGGTGGCCGGGTCCACCGAGATCTCGGGCATGGGGGGCTGATCATGGCGAACCGCGAACGGGGCGAGGTCGGCGCGCGGTTCCGGGGCGAGGACATCGCCCTGGTGCTGGACTTCAACGCGATCTGCGCGCTGGAAGACCATTACGACGAGGATATCGACACCGTGCTGGCGCGGCTCGACAGCGCCGGGGGGAAACGCCGCGCGCGGGCGCGCGATCTGCGCCGGGTCGTGCTGGAGCTGATGCGGGCCTCGCGCCCCAGCACGACGGAAGCCGATGCGGGCGACTTCATCACCGAAACCGGGCTCGGGGCGCTTCCGGATCTGCTCGGCCGGGTGATCGCCGCCAGCCGCATGGTGGCCAGCGATGAGGCCCCGTCCCCGGAGGACCCCGCCCGCCCCCCGGAGACCGGCGCCGCGTAACCTGGGCCGATCTGCTCGAGGATTACACGGCGGCCGGGTTCGATCCGGACGGGTTCTGGCGGCTGACCGAGCGCGAATACGCGGTGCGGATGCGCGGGGCCGCCCGCGCCGCCGAACGCGCGGCCCGCCGGGACCGCTGGCGGATCTGGCATCTCGCGGCGCTGATGCGCTCTGACAGGCTTCCGGAGTTCGGGACATTCATCGGTCGGCCGGACCGCCGCCCGCGTCAGTCTCCGCAGGAGATGCTGGCGATGGCGCGGCTCTGGCATGCGACATTGCAAGGAGGACTGCGGCGATGATCGACGTTGGACGGCTGCGCGTGCGGCTGGGGCTCGACAATCGCGAGTTCCAGACCGGCCTGGCAAAGGCCCGGGGCGCGTTCGGCAAGTTCGCGGGCCGCATCGCGGCGGCGGCGGCTCCGGTGGCCATCGGGGCGGCCGTCGCGGCTGCGGCCAGGTCGAGCTTCGAGATGGTCGATGCGCAGGCCAAGCTGGCGCAGTCCCTCGAGACCTCGACCAGATCGGTGCAGCTGCTGGGCCGCGCCGCCGATCTGTCCGGCGTGCCGATGTCGCAGCTGCAGCAGGCCGCGCTGGCGCTGAACAAGCGCCTCTCGGAGGCCTCGTCCGGCACGGGCCCGGCGGTGAAGGCGCTGCGGGCCCTGGGCCTGGAGGCCCGCGACCTGCTCGGTCTCGATCTCGATCAGCGCTTCGACAGGATCAACGGCGCCATTGCCGGGCTGGAGGATCCGGCGAAGAAGGCCGCGGTTGCGGCGGCGCTCTATGGCGACCGGGCCTATGCCGCCATCACCCGGCTGGACAGCGCGACGCTCAGCCAGGCGGCCCGCGATGTCGATCAGTTCGGGGTCGCGCTGTCGGAGCTGCAGGCCGACAATATCGAGGCCGCCAACGATGCCATGTCGACGCTGGGCGTGGTCATGCGCGGGGTCGGCAATCAGGTCGCGGCCAGCATGGCCCCGGCGATCACCGCGCTGGCCACCGGCTTCACCGACCTGTTGCGCGAGGGCACGCCGCTGCGCGCGATGCTGGACGGGCTGGGCGCCAGCGTGAGCGGCACGTTCCAGGTCATGTCCGGGACCATCGGCCGGCTCATGTCCTATGCCGGCACATTCGCGTCCTTCCTGGCGGGGCGGTTCGTCACCAGCATGTCGCTGGCCGCGGCCTCGGTGGTGACGCTGAACGCAAAGCTGCTGCTGACCCGGGCGGCCCTGATGCGCACCGGGTTCGGCGCGCTGGTCATCGGTGTCGGCGAGCTGATCTATCGCTTCACCGGCCTGGTCGAGGCCACCGGCGGCGTCGGTCAGGCCTTCGATGCGCTGAAGACGGTGGCGATCGAGGTCTGGGAGCGGATCGGCGCGGGCACCCGGATCGTCGTTCTGGCGGTGAAACGGATGGGCTGGGCGATCCGCGCGGATTTCTACGGCACGCTCGAGGCGATCCAGTCCAAATGGGGCGGCGTCATCACCAACATGGCGGCCATCGGCGCGATCATTCCTGGCTTCGGGTCGCAGTTCCGGGCGGTGGCGGCCGAGATCCGGAAGGGCAGCGCCGCCGCGAAGGATCTGAAGACCGCCACCAGCGAGGCGACCGGAAAGGTGGCAGAAAACGCCAGGGCCATCGAGGCGGCCCTGACCGGCTTCACCGCCCCCCTTGCCTCGGTCGAGGCGCTGCGCGCGAAGCTCAAGGACGCCCGCGCCGAAATGGACAATACCGGCACCAGCTCGCAGGGCCTCAAGGCCGCGCTCAAGGATCTGAACGATGCCCTCTCCGGTGACGGCAAGGGCGGCAAGGGCTCTGGCGTCGACGAGGTCGAGAGCGGGCTCACCGGGCTGGGCACCAGCGTCAACGCCACAAGCAGCAGCTTCCAGAGCTTCTTCAAGGATATCGTGAAGGGCTCGGGCGATGCGGGGGACGCGATCTCGGCGCTGGCCGACCGGATGCTCGACGACCTGCTCGACCGGGCGATGAGCCCGCTCTCGGACGCCCTGGGCTCCATGTTCGACGGGCTGTTCTCGGGGCTCTTCGGCGGCGGCGCAAGCGGCGGCGGCGGGACGGTCAAACCCATCGGGGATCTGATCGGCAAGGTGATGGAGGGCGGGTCGTTCGATGGCGGCGGGCGCACGCCCATCGGGCCGCGCGCGGGCGGGCTCGACGGCAAGGGCGGGTTCCTGGCCATGCTGCACCCCAATGAAAGCGTGATCGACCATACCCGCGACAGCGGCGGCTTCGGCGGCTTCGGCGCGGTCCGGGGCGGCGACGTCTATGTGAGCGTGCAGGGCTCGAATGCCAGCCCGGAACAGATCGCGGCCGCCGTGCGGGCGGAAAGCCGACGCCAGGCCTCGGAGATCTATGACCGCCGCAAGCGGATGGCCCGGGCGGGAGGGGCGAGCTGATGGCCTTTCCACCGAAGAGCGTTCGGGTCGCCGCCTTCACCCTGACCCGGATCACCAGCAGCCTGCGGGTGCAGAGCCCCTACAGCTTTGCGCAGACCGCCTATGATTTCATGGGCGGCATGTGGGCGGCCGAGCTGACCCTGACCCATGTCTCGGCGGCCGAGAATGCCGCGACCGAAGCCTGGCTGGCGGGCCTGAACGGGATGGCCGGGACCTTCGAGATGGGGCCGGTCGATTACGAAGGCCCGCACGGGATGATCTCGGCCGATCCTGTCGTCGCGGTCGCGGCCACTGCCCGGGCGCAGGCGCTGGTGCTGCAGCTGGCCAGGGCGGGCGACCGGGCGCTGCCGGGCGATTACCTGACCCTCGGCCGCCATCTGCATATCGTGACCGCGACCGAGGCCCCCACCCCCGCCTTCCGGCAGAGCGTCACGCTCTGGCCCCGGCTGCGCCGCCCCGTCGCCCCGGGCGATCCGGTGGCGATGCGCGTGCCCTTCGGCACCTGGGCTCTGGCCGGGCCCGAGACCAGCTACAGCGGCAGCCAGTCCCGGATCAGGACACGCATATTGCAAATCAGAGAGGCTCTGTGATGGACGCGAGCGGAGATCGGATGCTGGGTCTGCTGGTGCGCTGCCGGTTCGATACCGGCGATCTGGCGATGTTCACCGGGCACGGGACCGTCGACTGGGAGGGCGTGACCTATCTGGGCGCGGGGCAGATGCTCTCGGTCGGCGAAGCGCAGGCGACCTCGGGCGAGGGCATTCCGGGGCTGTCGATCACGCTTTCCGGGCTCGATCCGGAGGTGGTGGCGCTGGCCGAGCTCGAGGAGTTCCAGCGCCGCCGGGTGACGGTGTTCCTGGCGCTGTTCGACGAGACCGGCCAGATCGAGACGGCCGATGTGCTCTTCGACGGGGTCGCCGACACCATGGAGAGCGATGACGGCCCCGACACCGCCACCACGACGCTGGCGCTCGAGCCGCGCAGCATGGCGCTGGGGCGCAAGTTTCCCTTCTATTACCTGCCCGAGGACCAGGAAAAGCGCTTTCCGGGCGATCAGGGCTTCGGCCTGGTCCAGGCGATCCAGAACCGCGAAGACACCTGGGGGCGGTCGTGAGGCGCGCGGGCTGGGAGCGGCGCCTGTCGGCCGCGGTGCGGGACTGGGAAGACCGGCCCTTTGCCTGGGGCACGGCCGATTGCCTGGGCTTCTGCCGCGCCGTCGCCCGGAGCATGACCTGGGAAGATCCGATCCCGGGCCTGCCGGATTACGGTTCGGAATACGGGGCGGCCAAGGTGCTGGTCTCGCTGGGCTTCGGCTCCATCGAGGCGCTGGTCGACGCGCATCTGGCGCGGCTGCCGGTCGCGGGCGCGCGGCGCGGCGACTGGGTGATGACCGCCTGCGAGGGCACGATGCCGGGCGCCATGGGCGTGGTGACGGGGCGCTATGCGCAGCATATGGGCCGGAACGGCCTGGTGCGCCGCCCGGTCCTGACCGCGGAGGCGGCATGGCGTATCGACTGATCCTTCCCGCGCTGCTGATCCTGCTGGCCAGTCTGGCGCTGATCCTCTCGGCGACCCCTGCGGCGGCCATGCCGCCGGTGGTGGCGGCCCTTGGCGCCGCGGCGGGCGGCTGGATGGCGGGGCTGACCGCGACCGCCATCATGGGCCAGGCCGCGCTCGCCGCCGTGCTGACCGGCATCCAGATGGCGATGGCGAAAAAGCCCAAGGCGAAGACCCGCGACGAGATCACGCTGAACCGGATCCAGCCGGTCACCACGGGCCGGATCCTCTATGGCGAGCGCATGCTCGGTGGCTCGATTGTTGCCCGCGCCACCACCGAGGCCGGGGGCAAGCCGCATCGACGCTATCACTCGATCATGCCGCTGGCCTGCCACGAGATCGACGGCGCGGTCGAGATCTGGCTGGGCGAGACCCTGGTCTGGACCGAGGCGCAATACCGCCGCGATGTGGCCGCGGGCAGCGGCGATCCCGACCATTGGGGCCAGGTCGGAAGCGATTACAAAGGCCGCGTGCGGCTGCGCGTCCACAATGGCGGCGAGGATCAGGCGGCCGAGGCCCGCTATGTCGCGGCCGCCCGCGAATGGACCGAGGCGCATCGGCTGCGCGGCGTGGCCTATGTCTATTTCGAGGCCGATTACGACCGCGACCTCTTCCCCAGCGGCGCGCCCCAGATCCGGGTCAGGTGCCGCGGCAAGCGGGTGCTCGATCCGCGCGAATGGACCAGCTCGGCGCTCGCCTCCGCCACGGCCGCCAGTACAGTTCCGAACTGGGCGGGAACAGATGACGGCGCCATCGGACAGGTCGGCGGCGGTGGGTATCCGAAGGGCGAGACCGCCACGCCCTGGACCGGCGGGGCCATCGCCGCGCGCTTCTATTTCGGTCGCCGCTATCCCGGCGGGCTTGACCCCGAGGCCGGGCTCAGCCCGGATCTGACCGCGACCCGGGGCGAGATACTCGAGGCGAGCCGGATGGAGCGCGGGGCCGATCTCTTCGCGGCCTTCGATGTCGCCTTCCCGGACGCCCCCGAAGGCGTGATCTGGGAACAGGGCGGCGCAGTCTATGGGGCGTATCTCGGGGTGACCGGCAGCGATCTGGTCTTCCGCGCTTTCTCCGGCGAGGCTTCCGGGCCGAAGCTGGCCAGGGCCACCCTGCCGGTCTCGGCCGTCGCCGGGCGGCGCGGCACGATCTATGTCGAGATCGACAGGACGACGGGCACGGTCGCGCTCTGGTTCAAGGGGCGGCGCTATTCGACGAACCCGGCGCTCTGCCTGCGCGATTACATGCTGACGCCGCAGCTCCGGGGCGGACCCGGCTGGCGCCCCGGGGATCTCGACGAGGACACGATCCTCGCCCTGGCCAACCTGGCCGAGGAGCAGGTGCCGCTGGCCTCGGGCGCGACCGAGGACCGCTATGCCTTCAACGGCGTGCTCGAGACCGAGGCCACCGCGGCCGAGAACCTCAACGACCTGTCCTCGTCCTGGGGCGGCTGGTGGACCTGCGAGCGCGGCCGCCTGACGGTCGGGGGCGCGGCCTGGGAGGAACCGGCCTTCACCGTCACCGAGGACATGCTGGTGGGCGGCATCCAGGTCACCGCCCGCAAGCCCTTCGAGGAGCAGTTCAACACCGTGAAGGCGCAATATGCCGATCCGGAGAACGAGCATGTCGTCACCGACCTGCCGGTGCTGGACAGCGCCACCTATATCGCGGCCGATAATGGCGAGCCGCTGGTGCTCGACATGGGCGAGCTGCCCGGCGAGACCGGCTTTGCCCGCGGCCAGCGGCTGATGAAGCTGGCGCTCCTGAAGGGCCGCCGCCAGAAACAGGTCACACTGCCCTGTTCGCTCGCCGCCTGGCCGGTGCGGCTCGGCGACAATATCCGGGTCTCGCTGCCGCGCCGGGGCTGGACGGCCAAGACCTTCGAGGTCACCGGCCGCACCGTCCATATCGGCGAGGACGGGGTCCGCGTCACGCTGAGCTGCATCGAGACCGGCCCCGCGATCTTCGACTGGCGGACCTCGGAGGAGACGCCCAAGCCCGCGGGCGGTGTGCCCACGCTGCCCTCGCCGACCGCAAAACCGGTGGTGAGCGCGCCGACCATGACCGAGGAATTGTACGAGACGCGCGGCGGCGGCGGGGTGAAGACCCGGGTGCGGCTGGCGGCCACGACCGACAATCCCTTCGTCGACGCCTGGCAATTCGCCTGGCGCCCGGTCTCGGCCCCCGAGCCCACGCTGCGCGCCCTGACCGATACGCCCGAGGACATGATCGACGACGTGGCCCCCGGCACCTATGCCTTCGGCGTGCGCGGCCGGAACGCGCGCGGCATCTGGTCGGACTGGGCCTGGGCAGGCGCCGCCGCCGTGCAGGGCGAGAACGCCCCGCCGGGCGCGATCACCGGGCTCTCGGTCCAGGCCTCGGGCGGCGCGGTGGCGATGCTGCGCTGGGACCGGCACCCCTCGCTCGACGTGCGCCAGGGCGGCCGGATCGAGTTCCGCCACGCGGGTGCGCAGGCGGGCGCCAGCTGGCAGAGCTCGACCGGCATCGGCAAATCGGTCTCGGGCGGCGTCACCGAGGCGACCCTGCCGCTCAAATCCGGCACCTATCTCGCGCGCCCCTATGACGCGATGGGCACGCCCGGCCCGGTCTCGGGGATCGCGGTCCGCGCCGCCTCGATCATCCCGACCACGACCGTCGCCAGCCTGGCCGAGGCCCCGGGCTTTGCCGGGATCGCCACCGGCTGCAGCGCGGCGGGGGGCGTGCTGGCGATGGCGCCGGGCGAGGCTCGCGCGCGCTATGCCTTCGCGGGCCGGATCGATCTGGGCGCGGTCCAGCCGGTGCGGCTGATCTCGGATATCGAGCTCCTGATCTCGGAGGCCCGGGACCTGTTCTGGCAGCCCTCCGGCACGGCGATGTGGACGCCGCCCGATGCGCGGCTCTGGCTCGGATCGACGGATGCCTATGGCGATGTCGATCTGCAGGTCTCGGTTACCGACGACGCCCCCGACACCGATCCAGCCGCCGCCCGCTGGGGCCCCTGGCAGAGCTTCGATGCCGCCGATTTCTCGGGCCGGGCCTTCCGCTTCCGCGCGGTCCTGAGCGTCGAGAGCCCCGATTACACCATCGGCATCACGGGCCTGACCGTGACCGCCCTCCAGGCCGCATGAGGATGACATGACCCAAGGCACCTATCTGCTCGACACCGGCCATACCAAGGCCCAGGCCTTCGCCATGCTGCAGGGCGCGCTCTCCGCGATCCAGAGCGGCAATGCGGGCGCGACCCCGCCCGCAGAGACCGCGGCCGGCATGCTCTGGGTCGATACCGCCACCCGCGCCCTGAAGATGCGCAACATCGCCAATAATGGCTGGATCACGCTGGGCTCCCTGGCAGGCGAAGCCTTCACCCCCGCGGGCGTGCTGCAGCTGACCCTGGCCCAGGCCACCGACCCGACCGGCACCGAGTTCGGAGCGCTGTCGGGGCAGATCCTCAAGGCCGTGGTCGAGGCCTTCGCCCCGCCGCAGATCCGCCCGCGCGTCTACAGCTATCACCTGCTCGACACCTCGGGCCCCACCGGGGTCATGGATCTGACCGATGCCAGTTGCGCGGTGATCCGCTTCGCGATGAACCCGGTCGGGCTCCGATCGGGCGAGGGATTGCAGATCCGCCTGAGCACCGATGGCGGCGCCTCCTGGAGCGCCTGGACAGAGCTTGTCTTTTATCCCTCGCGCGGCGGCCCCGCCACGATTCAGGGACAGGTCTATATCTCCTTCGACGACATCGAGGCCGCGTGGCGCCGGACCATGATGGCCTCTTACGGCAATTCCACCTCGACCTGGGGCCACGAGGCCTCTTCGGTCTCGGGCAGCATAGACCTGGTCGGCCGTCCGACCTGCATGCAGATCCGGCTCGGCAGAAACAGGAACAGATCCTTCGCTGCGGGCACGGTCGAGATCTTCTCGGGGCCGACCGACAGCTTCGTCATCGGCCGCGATGTCAGCTGACCGGCCTCCCTGTCCCCATCCTCCGGAGGCCCCATGCAGGAATTGACCACGCAGATCCGCGACTGGTGGGGGGTGATGCTCTCGCTGCTCGGACTGGCCGTCTGGTCGGTGCGGCTCGAGGCCCGCGCCCGCACCAATACCGCCGCGCTCGACCGCGAGACCGCCCGGCTGGCCGAGGAGATCCGCGCCCTCGATGCCCGCTGGCAGCGGCAGCGCGCCGAGGATCTCGCCGCCCGCCAGCGCGACCGCGAGGAGACCAACGCGCTGCTCCGCGAGCTTCGCGCCGACATCAAGACCGTCCTGCAGCGCGTCCCGCGCTGATCCCCCAGCCACAGGAGTTTCCCCATGCACCTCGTGCCCCAGTGGCGCGCGCTGATCCGGCGCGCCTGGTCGATCCGTCTCATCCTGGTCGCGGGCCTGCTGTCCGGGCTCGAGGCCGCGCTCTCGCTCGCCTCGCCCGATCTGCTGGGCATCCCGCGCGGCCTCTTTGCCGGGCTGTCGGCACTGGTGACCGCAGTCGCCTTCGCCGCCCGGCTGATCGCCCAGAGGATGGAGTGAGCCCATGCGCAGGATCCTGAAACGCGGCGCCGCCGCCACCGCCCTCGCGCTGAGCTTCATCGGCGGCAATGAGGGCCTGAAGACAGAGGCCTATCTCGACATCGTCGGCGTGCCGACCGTCTGCTTCGGCGAGACCCGGGGCGTCGCGCTCGGCGACAGCTACACGCCCGCCGAGTGCCGGGCGATGTTCGCCGGGAGGCTCGCGGAGTTCGAGGCCGGGCTCGACCGGCTGATCGCGGATCCCCTCGAGGCCCTGATCCCGGCCCGGAGCTATGTGGGCATTTTGGACTGGGCCTATAATGTCGGGCTCGGCGCGGCTGCGCGCTCGACCCTGATCCGCAAGCTCAACGCGGGCGATCTGCGCGGCGCCTGCGACGAGCTCCCGCGCTGGCGTTTCGCCGGGGGCAAGGGCATTCGCGGCCTCCTGATCCGCCGCAACAAGGCCCGCCAGCTCTGCCATGAGGGGCTCGACGGGATCCCGGCCGACGTGCTGTTCCGCTGGGGCGGCGCATGAGGGCGCTCCTCGCGGCGCTGCTGCTGGCCGGATGCAGTGGGCTGCCCGCGCCGCTCGGGCCAAACGTCGCCGCCAATGTCCAGGCCGGGGCCGAGAACGTGCAGGGCCAGAAGGTCGAGAACGCGCCTTCCATCGTGCGGCCGCGCGCCCGCGAGATCCGCCAGGAGCAATCCGAGAACCGCCTCCGCGCCGACCGCGTCGAGACCGTCATCGTCAATGTCATCCCGCCCTGGATCGTGCTGGTCGCCCTGATCGGGTGGATCGCGCCCTCGCCCGGCGAGATCGGGCGAAGGGTCAGAGAGGCGGTCAGGGGAAGGCGATCATGAGAAATACAACCATAAGGCGAGTTATTTATAATAACGACAACCTTTGGTTAGGGTATCCACTATACCAACGGAGCTGGCCAGGGGACGGGCCCACTAAACTTATCAAAGAACTGAAACTAAATTAGACCCTCGCAGGCCCGACGCCCGCGGGGGTCGCCCCGTTCTCGCGTGCCCGCTTGGGGGTGCCACCCTTTCCTTCTCTTACGCAACTGAATTCCGCCGCTTTCGGGCGGGGGCAAGGCGGTGTTGGAGCACCGCCTCACCACGCAGCCTGCGTCAACAGATGCTGCGCCGACACCACTGAGGGAATCTGTCGCCCGGCTCTCGCGAGAGCGGGCGGACCTAGAACAGGTTCCTGACATGAACGAAATGCGAAAAACCGTCCCCGCAACCCCCGTCGCCCCCTGGATGGGCGGCAAGAAGGCCCTGCACCGGCGGATCATCGAGCGGATCGAGGCGATCCCGCACCGAACCTATGTCGAGCCCTTCCTCGGCATGGGCGGGGTCTTCCTGCGCCGAAGCTGGCGCCCGCGTCTGGAGGTGGCGAACGACCTGAACGGCGAGATCACCAATCTCTTCCGCGTGTTGCAGCGCCATTATCCCCAGCTGATGGAGGTGATGCGGTTCCAGATCACCTCGCGCCGCGAGTTCGAGCGGCTCCGCGCCTGCGATCCCGCCACGCTGACCGATCTGGAACGCGCCGCGCGCTTCCTCTATCTGCAGCGGCTGGCCTTCGGCGGGCAGCTCCGCGGGGTTTTCGCCGTGCAGCCTGGCTGCGGGCCGCGCTTCAGCCTGGCCCGGATCGGCCCGCTGCTCGACGCCGCCCATACCCGGCTCGACGGCGTGGTCTTCGAGAACCTTCCATGGCAGGACGTGCTGGCGCGTTATGACGGCCCGCAGGCCCTGTTCTATCTCGATCCGCCCTATTGGGGCGGCGAGGACGATTACGGCAAGGGGCTCTTCGACCGCGACCAGTTCGCCGAGCTGGCCGAGCGCCTGGGCCGGATCAAGGGCGCCTTCCTGCTGTCGATCAACGACCGGCCCGAGATCCGCGATCTGTTCGGCGCCTTCCTGATCGAGGAGGTGCGGCTGACTTACTCGGTGTCGAAGAGCGGCGCGCCCCCCGCGCGGGAGTTGATCATCGCCAATCGCGAGGTCAGGGTGGGGCTCGTATGAGTTGCCCCGGCCCGGTCGGCGTTTAACCGGATCTTGGGGACGCCCGGTAAAAGGTCTGCCCCATGCGCCGTCTCCTGTCCCTGCTTCTGCTGAGCCTGACGCTCCTGACCTGCGCGCCGGTCGCGCAGGCGCCGCAGAGCATTGCACCGGCCCTGCCCTACACCCGCGCGGCCTTCGGCTCGGGCTGGACCGATCCCGACGGCGACTGCCTCGATACCCGGGCCGAGCTGCTGGCGGCTCTCTCCACCGTGCCGGTGCGGCTCGCGCCCTCAGGCTGCTCGGTGCGCCACGGCCGTTGGTTCGCGCCTTATACCGGGCAGGTGGTCACCGAGGCGGGCGATCTCGACATCGATCACATCGTGCCGCTGCGCTATGCATGGGGCCACGGCGCCGCCAGTTGGTCGGCCCAGAAGCGCGCCCGCTTCGCCCGCGATCCGGTCAACCTGCTGCCCGTCAGCGCGTCGGCGAACCGCTCGAAAGGCGCGCGCGGGCCGCTCGACTGGTTGCCGCCGGATCCGGGCTTCCGCTGTCAGTATGTGCTGCGGTTCAGGCGGATCGCCGCGAGCTACGGGCTGGTGCATTCAGCTGCGGAGGAGCGGGAGCTGGTGGCGCTGACCGGGCGGCTGTGTGGGGCGTAAGGGCGGAGGCCGGACGTTCGGCCCCGTTCCGAGGCATCGGCCGAGCTTCCCCGAACCGGACCTTCACCGCGCCTCGACGCCGAGTCGGCCGGATCTCGGAGGTTTGGGCGGGGAGCTGCCGTTCAGCCCGTTTCGTGCTCGCTTGGATCGCCATCCGGACCTTGGGCGTCGTCGTCGCCTGCTTGTGAAGAGAGATCAGCAGGCTCGCACTTCGTCCCGAATCTCGCGTAAGATTGATCTTGCCATTAACAGTGCGAAGCGCCGAGGGGCTATGTGATCGTCCGGGACGGAAAAGATAGGTTCTATGTCAGCCCAAAATTAGCACTCCGAGCGGAAAAATCGAGGCCGCTACTACCGGTTTCGCTTCTTTGCTAGCTCAGCAGCTTTCTTGGCGTCCGAGACGACCTTGGGCCGTGAATCATTTAAAGCGGCCTCATAGCGCTCCATCTGAATATTCATCAGTGAACCGGGCAGTGAAAATGACGCAAGAAAGACGAACGTAGCGAGTGCCAGAAATACCGTTTGCAGCCATTGAAGAAGTTGCAGCATCGTCGGGGGTGTGAGAAACATCGCCAAGGCAATTCCGAGCGTGAGCAGGTAAAGGAAAAAAAGCAGTTTTTGACGGATCAACTTGCGCCGAACTGTTTCCTTCATTCGCTGTAATTCATCCCATGTCCGGGCTTGTTGCAACGTCGGTTCCGCAATGAAAGTTATCACGGCGATTAGAAAACCGGCGAGGATCGAGAAAATCGTGACCACCGTGTTCACGGCGTTGGGGTTGTTGGCGACCATTGGCTGGAAACGGTAACCGATGAAGCTGGACACGCCTATAGCCACAACGAGTTGTGTCAGCCTCCACCAGTCTACCCGCTTCAAAATCAACACCTTACGCCTCTAACTGTCCAATTTCACGCAACTCACCCATGTACGTCTCCATCGCATCCCATGCCTGAAAGACGCTTACGGAGTTGGCCGCCGAAGCCAGCTTGACTTGTTTTCGAACGGAAACCTCTTTAGGCTTAATGGTGCCCCCGTTTCTCAGATGAATCACAAAGGCGTCAGATTCTTCATCTTCAGCAACTTCCCCTGCAAAGTCATCCAGCCCGTGTTTCGCGGTATTAAGGTCTCCTTTGGGCACATTTATAGACACCTTCACGGTACCCCGTTCGGCAGTCCGCAACTGCTCCAACGTTTCATCCCGCGCCGTAACCGCCGCAAACGCTCCACCAAAGTTCTGCTTGATCGACTGCCATATTCCACCGCCGCCATGGCCATCAACCACTTCAAACGCGGCTGCCTCGGAGATGTCCACTTCAAGATCAATACTCTTGACCCCTTCGGCTTCGATGAGAGCGAGTTTGTCTGGGCTTCCAACTCGGACCAGCTCAAATTGACGGGAATCGTCCGGCATTCCGGCCTTTCGAAAAAGCTGCTGGAGGTAAATGCGTAGCGACCCCGCATTGCGGCCGCAGTTCATGCAAATGACATGGTTGCCGGAGATGAGTGCCATTAGATCAGAGTTGAGGAAGTTTTCACCTTCTTCTGGTGCGCGTTCTCCCACCTCCACCTCAGCGGCGGGTACAGTTGGGATGGTCCCGACACCCTGCCCATCCGTATAGCGTCCGCAGTGCACGGCGAACCCGTTGACGTTGCAATCCCGAGCCCTCAGCCCACAGCTTGACCTGTCATCGCTGAAGGTAATCGTCCGCTCTGCCTGCGTGGCAAAATGGGCCCACGCGTGTCGCACAAGTTGCTCTAGATTTTGCCCATCATCCAAGAAACGCGCGCGTCTGTATTCCAGTGTTTTTGTCTGCCTTGCCAACGTGAAGTGCCCTGTGTGAAGAATCGGTTTTACTGCGTGATGACGGCAAATATAATGATTGACTGGCTACGCACAACAATGGGTAGAGTGGAGCCTCCCCTGGAGGGAGTACGCAGCAATGCAGCTTCAGATCAGCTGGCGAAGTTCGACATTGGGCAGAGTAGCGACACTGGGTGCTAGTTTCAACAGCAGCCTTTCGCCGCGAGCGGCACAAACGTCAGTGGCGCGCAGAGAAGCGGACATCCAGCGCGTCGCAACTTACCGATAGTTTGGGTTAAAAAGTATCGGCCGTACTGCGCCACTTCCCTGCGCGGGAGGTAGAAGATATTTTGCCAACATAGTAGAACACATTGCTTCTTTTGAATGACTAGCGGCCGAGATAAATTTTCATTGTGAGATATTGCGCAATGACGCATGAACCAATTATGTACTAAACTGGAATCTTTTTGTTAAAACTTTAGCAGAGCTTTCAATTTCGGGGAAGAGCGTATTGGCATGCACGCCGAGGCGCGCAAGCTCATCTCGGATCTTTTCTTTGTGTTCTGCTGGAATGATGTACCGCCTGACGTTCATGCTGATGTCTTCATCGACTTGCGCCCTTGCTTTACGGGAAGACGGCTCTCTGCCGTAAATAACAAAGGCTCCGAACTGAGCAAGTATTCTCTTATTGCTCAATTTGGGGCGGACAAAGAGAGGAAGCTTGAGGTCATTTGGATCAATCTTGCCGGAGCGAAAAGATGGGCGCTCCAAAGAAACTTGATAGAAGAGCTTGTCGGCCACTGGACGTCGGTTAAAGCCATCTACATCATCTTCGATGTGGTCCCAGATTTCTTCTTTGCTTTCGGCACTTAGCCAAGCCATGTTGGCCAACAAACTCACGCGATCGCTGTCGAAGTAGGCGTCTCGAACCTCTGGAACAAAAAATGCCTGCACCTTTCCATCGACAAATTCGTTCTTATCCGAATCTAGACCCGCTTCTTCTGCCGTGCATTCTTCAGCCGCAAACCAAAGGGCAACCAAAGGGTTTTGAGTTACGTCAAGAAGGCGCGTCGGAAGTCCATAATGTTGCATTCGGACGAGGCGTTCAAAAGAAGTCGCGTCTTTTATAAAATCATCTGGATGAAGGGCAGAGATTTCTCGAACTATCTTGTGCTCATGGCGCGAGATTTCGAGATCGGGCCGGAAGATTTTTGGCAAAGTAGACCATTTGTGAAACTTCTGCCCCCGAAAGGCAGTAGGAGCACGGCCGTCGTGCTTCCATTTCAGCGCCTTTGATATGAAATCAGTTACGCTAGTAATATTAGCTGTCTGCGTTATTTCTCTTGCCATCCCAACCCCACAGAATAATAAATTCGAATATAGGCAAATCTACTCAGAACGAAAAGCCAAACATTGAGCTGCCCTCAGCTCTTCCAGCAATGCCATGAGTAATCTAAGCTACTTGTTGCCCCCACTGATCAGGTCGGTTGACATGGTTTCCCTACTATTTAGATAGGGCCGATGGATGGCCGCCACGGGTTGGGTGCCTAGGTCCGCCGCAGCAGCTACAAAAGGCAGATTCGGGCTGACACCGGTCAT